GCTTGCTAGGTATACTAGACCCGCTGATATCGTTTGGATATGTGTATCATTGATGATACCAGCTGTGGTCAATGGACTGCCCACTAGATATGTAAACTGCATAGTTCCACCAGCCAGATGGCTGATATAAATCCTACCGCTGGAATCAAAGCCTGCTGTGATATTTGGCAAGTTAGCTGATAAAATGCTGGTTATCAAGTTAGTTGCGGTGTTAGCTGATAGTGTAACTGTAGCGTTAGCTAGTGTTGCTGATCCAGGAACAGTAACTTCCATCAAGAAGCTGTTACCTGATGCGTATGTGGCTGAACCACCTGCTACGTTACCTGTTACTGTGACTACACCTGCTACGTTCTTGATAAACGGTTTAAATTGTGTCGTTGACGTGCCGGCACTGTCATACTTGACGTATAATGAGCCTGCAGCCAATGTAGCACCACCGCCAACTGGATCTAATCCTTGTATAGCTGCTGCATCTGTAGCATATAATGAGCTGGTCAATGATTGGAAGCTGCTTGTTGTTGTGCTGTATTCTTTAATAGCCCAATCTGCACCGTTACCAGTCGCTGTTGTTTTTAACCAAATGCTGCCATCTGGACGTGGTGTTACGTCTGTGTCTCTCCATGCTGGAGGATTCGTATAGCCTGCGAATGTCAAAGTTGGACCATTGTATGTGTATGTGTTACCACCATTTGAGATTGTAGCGATATTAGATTGTAGGATACCTAAGTTAGCTGCGACGTCAAGATTGCCTGTTAATACACTGCCTAGTGTAATTTGTAGTGTGTTAGTTGTAGCTGTGGCTGTATTAATAACACCACGTGCATTACCTGCAGCGTTGCTGTAGATAATCGTGCCACTGTTTACATATAGTTGGATCTGTCCAACTGAGTTAAGTGAAGCACTAACACCTGGAATCGTTGCGGCATTGATGTTAGTAACTGCTGAACTGATAGTAGTTCCAGTCATGTTAACCGTATTACCGTTGATGATTATTTTGCTACCTGCTGAAATTGTTACACCGCTGGTCGTACCACGAACTGTGGCAACTTGTGATTTCCAACTGTCGCCACCTACTAGTGACCAACTGTTGTTATAACCTTTGTAGTAAATTGGATTATTGCTGTTTGTTGAGTTGACAGCATAATCACCGATAGCGCCAAATGCTGCCAAAGGAGCACCGCTTGAAGTACCACCTACTAGATTAGCCACATCTGTGATTATCGTTGGGGGTGTATATACAAAACCTTCTTCACTGTCCCACTCATAGATACCCCAGTTTGTGTTAGTTAGATCTAACCAATATGTGCCATCTGCTGGTGTGCCTGTTGGACGGATGCTTGTGCCTTCTAGTTGAGCTAGGTCGACGTTAGCACGTTGGATATACATGGTATTAGTAACACCGAGTGCGCTGTAAGCGGCTAATAAACCATATTCATTTACTTCGCTGTCTTGCACTGGATTGCCGTTGGCATCCATTTCAAAATATGGGTTTCCAAATATGTTAACTAGATCGCGTTGGCTGGTAATTGTAACTAGTTTTCCAGCATTGACCATAGTTGTTCCTGTCGCAACAGTTCCACTTGGATTTTGTTTATTTGTCGCTGTGGCTAACAAGACATAAGCAACTGAACCAGCGGCTGTTGGTGTGTATTGGCTTTGGTCGATTATGGTAACCGATACGCCTGGTGATGTTAATGATGGCATTATAATATTCCCTTTTAAATGATGCTTTAAACTATTTATAATTTTTTCTCATTTTTGGTAGCTTAGAGTGCCCTTTTAAAGGTTCGCATAAATAGGTGTATGCAATGGCGAAAATTATGTGCTGTCTGTGGTAAAAAACCCTGTGCAGTCAATTATAAACGTGGTGATAACACCTATTATAGAAGTCGGTGTGACAGTTGCATCAGAAAGAAAAATCACAAGCCTGTGCCAAAACCTCGTTGGCTATTAGAAGGCTACAAAAAGAAACCACACTGTGAAAAGTGTGGCTTTAAATCTAAATACAAAGAGCAGTTATTTGTCTATTACATTGACGGTAATCTTAATAATAATAAACCGCTTAACTTAAAAACAGTTTGCGCTAACTGTCAATACGAAGTTTCCCGAGAGGGTTTAGGATGGCGTCAAGGCGATCTCGTTCCGGATTATTAATAATATCACGTTCAATCTGGTAATAAAGTTCTTCAATTGATCCATCATTATTTAAAACTATATCAAACTTTTGCCCTACCCAAGCTGTTTCGCTGGCATGAACACCCAAATGTTCTATACGATGCTTGCTCAATGCCCAACTAGTATTTCTAGTAGCACCTTTGTTCATACTTTTAGCATCATTAAACCAAGTAGGTTCTGGACCACGTTTGATACGCACTACCTGCCCACCTGCGCTACGGATAGCTTTAATTTCATTTGGAAAGCGGCAGTCTGTGATAACGATATCGTTTTTGGTGTTAAGCAACCGATGCTCTAAACTGGCTACCCACATGTCATCATGAAATCCTTTACGAACTACTTCGGTTCCCCAATACTGTAGGACATATCTAGGAGTTATATCTTGTTTTAGTCGCTCAGTCCACCACTCGTCCTTGGTTTCACGCCACTCACGTGACTCTTTGGTACGCCCTTCTAGCATGTCGCGATCCCAACCAAACACTTGGCTTACTGCATCTTTGAGACTGTTGGCAAAACTCTCACGTTTAAATCTATGGAAATTGACTAGATAGTCTGCGACTGTATCTTTACCAGATCCGATAAATCCCACGATACCAATGATTTTAGCCATTAAAAAACTCCCTGTATATGTTTATTATACGGGAGTTTTTATTTAGAGTCTAGACTTTTTTAACCAGTTACCCAAGTTAATGGTGCACCACCATCGATATAGCGTTTAATTTCGTCATCTAAACGATCTAGCAGTGCCTGACCTTCTGATTTAAGTGCTGTTCCGTTTAAAGTTGTGCCACCTTGTGGACCTGCGATCGTGGCAAATTTCTCACGTGCCTGACCAATTGACATCATTACCAGTGCATAGGCATAGTCTTGTATCCACGGAAATGTGCCCGGATCATTGAGTAACATAATATCTGGTTTGTAGTTGTCGAGATGTAACAGCACGCTTTCATTATATGTTGGATTTGGGCTCTTACCTTCCCAGGGCATCTTACGGACGATAGTAACTTTCTTAGTAACCTTGTTCCAAGTAAAGTTCATGAACCCACCAAACATGGTCATGGATAATTTTTGATAGTCTACAAATAATTCGTAGCTGGCTAGTCCGCCAACACGACCAGCTACTAACATATAAGTGTTTAAATAACCACTTGCAAATGGTTCAAATTGGCTAGCAGTAGTACCTGTTACGCTACCAATACCTCTACGATAGATAGCACGTATATTCATGATATTATTTGGCAGGATATATTCTTGTGTTTCTGGTTGTAGATCTAGGAATCCATAACTTTCTTCTACTGAGTTGCTACTACGCTGACGATATCGTATCAACGCTTGAGTGATACCCATCTCATAGTGTTCGCTGTCTGCTTCAACATCGATCATACCATCACCCAATCGTAGGCGAATATAATCTTTGATGATATTTTTTTGTGTAGCTACCGTGTCTAATTGTGCTTGTAGATTGGCATCAAAGGCTATGTGTCCAGCCCCAGTACCTGTATTCGCTACGAACAGCGAATCAGTGATCATGCTTAAATTAGCTGTAAGATTACCGGAAGTTGATGAAACGTTTGCTGGTATTAACGACATGTAATTATCCTGTTATCATGTATTTATTACCGACAACAGGATAAGTTTGGCTTTACGCTACCTTGAGGGGGATTAGATTACTTTAAGCAGGATAGTATCAGCGTTGATACGTCCATTAAGTGCAATTTCTGTAGTTTTGATATTGTCTAAGAATTTACGCAGTTCTACTTTGCTACTTCCCAGGAACGCTTTGATCTGTTCTTCAGGTTTACGCAGGGTTTTCTGTGTGCTCTTGCTTTGATTAAAGCCCGTGATCGTAGTGCCTTTGACTCCCAATACACCACCTTGGTCTTCTGCTACATACTTGCCCAACTTACGATTTTTAACATTGTAGACCCATAGCTGTTCAGCACCAACGATGTCTACTGGATTGATCGATACCAACTTCATTCCAGCATCTTGTTTAAG